TCTTTAGCTTCCATAACTACTTTTTCTTTAATATCTTCTTGCATCTTCACATCACCTGGACCTTTGTATTCGTATCGGTCCTTATAAAATTGTTTTAATTCTTCTAAACTATTTGGTTTTCTTTTAAATTGTATTTCAAATTCTTCAACTAAATCCATCATTGGTATATCCATATCTTGCATAGCAAATTTTGCAGCCTCTTTCATCTCTGCATCTTCTATATTCTCAACAGCATCACCAATACCACCAAATCTTAAACCTACTCTACCACCATTAGCATAATCTTCTGACAACATTTTTTTAAAAGATGAAAAAGACATAGGTGTATCTCCATCTATTTCTATTTCTTTAATATATGAATCATATTCATCTTCCATAGTTTCATTATCTGAACTTCCTACATAATCACCACTTTTAAATCCTACTCTACCGCCAGTTTTGTATCCTGCTGCGTAGATTGCATCTTCAATTTCTTCTTCAGTTGCACCATATGCTTCCATTGATCTTCTAATTGCAAATGCTCTTTGTGCATCTGATGCTGCATCTGCCTCTGATTCTTCTTCCATCATTCGATCGTATTCATCTTGATCTCTTTTAGCTTGTGCAAACATTAGATCGCCAGTTGCTGTTGCTGCTGGTAGTATAGCCGCTTTAGCACCTTCTTTTGTAAATAAACCTTTTGCTATTCCTTCACCCATAATATTAGAACCTTTAGCTAAAGTATCACCAAGAAATCTTTGACCTGATGCTAGTACACCAGTGCCTTCCGCACTATCTGCAAGACCTTTAAAAAATTGTGCTCCACTTGGTTGGCCAGCAGCAGAATATTTAAATGCTTCCGCGCCTGTATCTACAAACTGTGCACCATCTCCAATCCCTGTTGATTGAGTGCCTGGTGCAGACATTGCACCCGACAACGCTCCGAGTCCCGCTGACAATAAATTAATATCACCCTCGTTACCTTCTTGCGATAGTTGTCCAAAAATATTCATACCACCACCCATTAAAGCTCTTGATGCCACACTGCTTCCCATAATACCTGGTGCTAGAAAAGGTGCAAACGCAGCAAGGTATGGTAATGCTGGTTTGATTTCATTAGGTATTACTTTATCTAATACTTTTGATACTGGTTTGAATATTTTTTTTAAAAATCCCATAGTTTCTCTTTATATTATACGATGAAAGCAAGTTCGCAAAGCTTGTAAAAATGCGAGTGTATCACAATTTACTAGGTTTTTGTACATTCGTCAACGTCCTTAAAATATATTAGTTTTGTTACCTAGTGGTATGCTTTGTACCTTAATATGAACACTTCTAGATATATCTTCTTCTTTAGTGTCTGTATTAGGATCATCTATGTCTTGTCTTGCTTCTTCGTCTGACCCATATTCTTGACCTGTTTTAAGGTGTTTTACAGTTACCTCTACTCTAGGTTTATATACCGTTACCTCAACACCATCTATGGTTTGTTTTTCAAACGATTCTTCTTGTTCTACAAATGACATTATCTGTCCTCCCTGTTGATTTCTAATATTGATGCTACCACATGCAATCTATTTGCATCTGCAGCGGTTACTTGTAATACTTCACTTTCTTGCATAATCAAAGGCTCATTTAATAATTGTTCTGTTGCATTACCCGCTATAGTTTTACTTTTAAATATAGTAAATTTATCAGCTGATGCTGGATCTCCATTAAATAAATCTACTGTAATATTACTACCATTGTTTGTGTCATCACAAACTAACATAGATTTTATAATAGCTCTAGAGTTTGAAGGTACGGCATACAAAGTTGTAACTGTATTTGTTGTTAAATCTAATTTTTGGTTTTTATATATATTTGCCATTTATCCTAATCCGAACCACGTATATCTTTCCGAGTCCTCTTTAAGTTGTGTTAAGTATGTAGAGTTCAATTGTTCAATAATATTAGTTAGTGCTTTGTTAATTTGTCTTTGGTTATCTTCACTATATTCTTTTTTAGGTTCTGGTAATCTTACTACTACTTTTGTCATTATCCTCTTCTTCCATCTGGTTGTAGATCAACTTGAAATGTACCAAATCTCCACGATTCACCGGCTCCTGTATTTTCTATTTTAATACTTGCATAACGTCCTCTTGCACGAGTGTCAACTTTTGTTGTACTTGATGTAATAGTAAAAGGACTTAATGTACTTGCAGATGAATTATCTGCAGGAAAATCTTTTACTGCTATTGTCACTTGGTTATTACCTAACAAAGTTTTAAAATTTGGTAAAAATCTTCTCATGGCTAGAAATACTTCACTTTGATCTTTTTGTAAAGAAAAGCTAAAAGATTCTATAAAAGATGTTAAAGTAGTAGTGCTTCCATCTGGATTTACTTGATCGGTCCCCGACTCGTGTTCAAACAATACACTTCTACCTAAACCTGTTTCACCTATGATTGCAGGAAAAGAACCTGTAGCTGAACTGCTGTATGCTGTAGCGTATGGTTTAGGATATACTAGTGAATCAATCCAAGTTGTTCTAATTGAATTAGTATTTGTACCTGTATACCAATTACCCATAGGTAATTGTGCATTGTTTTGTCCGTAGTTATAAACTACATATCTATTATTAAAATCAGATCCTGCTGTTGGATACCACCAAGTTACTTCTGTAAATAGGTTATTGATACCGGCACAAACTTGTTGGCCTTTTGTTGTATCAACATCATCATAAATATAATCTTCAACACTACAAGGTAAAGTATTTACTGTACCATCAAAAGAGAAGAAACCATTATTACCCATCCAGTATGCAACACCATCAATTTCAATTGCTGCATTCTTACCAATCAATCCACAGTTAGTACCAACTTGCTCGAAGCCAAATGTAAATGGAGCTCCAACAAATTTCATTGTATATAGTGCATTGTCTGTCCATACTAGAATGTTTTCTTTTGCAACCAAGGCTCCAACAATTTTTGTACCGTCTTGTATTCTTTGTGTACCTGCTGTGTTAGTTGCTTCTGGTGTATAATTATTTATATTCTCATCTTCAGAAAATCTTATAAACATATCATCTTGTGTCGAAGGAGTTCCAATAGTTGTTTCAGTTCCAAGATGAATTAAGTGACGTGTTGTTGGTGAAATTAATGTAACTCTTGTTGCCGTTGGATTATTAGTGGTTTGAAATCCTGATGTGGTTGTTGAAGCTCTTGTTGTTAATCGTGCTGCAATAGAAGAGTCCCAGGTAAAAGTTTTACCATTAGCAATTGTTGCAACTAATACATCACCAAAATTACTTAACGACCAAAGTCCTGGTTCAAGAGTAACGGTAGCTGCATCCACTGCATCTCCCCATCCTGAAAATTCTGTAGCATTTGTAACTGTTGCTGCTGTTGAGTGAGCTTGACCATTTGATGTACCAGTAGTTGCTGTACCTTTCGCACCTCTAGTAATACCTAAAAATTGTGTAGAATTTTTAGATGTGTATGTAATTAATTCGTTAGCTATTGCAATAGTTCCTGCCGAAGGAAAGTTTGTTGTGCTGACAACTGTAACCGCGGTCCCCGATCCACCTGTACCTGCAGTATCTGCAAGAAGTGCACCATTCAAAGCTGTAGTTTGTGCACCTTGAACTGTACCACCATATTGACTAATACCAAAACCATAACCATAAGTTTGTGCAGCTGGACCAACTCTTTCATAAGGTTTTATATCTACACTACCACCAGAAGCTGCAGAACCAGAACTTGTAAAAGTTATAGTAAAAGTGTTTGCTGTAGGAGTTGTTACAACTTGAAATAATTTATCTTCAAAGTCAGATGCACTTAATCCTGTACCACCAGGTAAAGTTACACTATCAAATAAAACAATGTCACCATCTTCTAAATTGTGAGCGGCAGATGTTGTAATTGTAATAGTTGTAGAACCATTGAAAGTAAATGTAGCTGCTGAAATAGTAGTTGCTAAAGGAGTTACATCAAAAAATTGACCTTCAAAATATACAATTAAAAATTTATCTGTACCAATTGCAACATACCTATTACCATCTTGGTCAACGAATGCGTGTTGTTTTCTAGCTACACCTACTAAAGTATCTGTAAGTAATGACTGCCAACCACCTACTTTTTCTGGTAAGCCATATCTAAATCTAACATTATCTGAATCAACCCAACGACCTTCTGCTCCAACTGCTGTATCTTGTTTGTCAATTCCAGGAGCAAACTTAATTTTCGTAAGCATCTGTTACTCCTATGTAGTTTGGTTGTATACGTATTGCCAACCTTTGGTTGCGTTAGTGTAGTAAAGTTTAATCGATTGATTATTAGTGCTTAAAGTTAAATTAGAAGCAACACCTCTAATAGGTTGACTGTTTCTATTTACTGTTACGTTGTTAGAACCAAATCCCCCAGAAGCTGAAGAATCCATAATAGTAACTACATCGCCAGCGCTAGGTGAGGCAGGTAGTGTAATTGTAACAGGATTGGTTTGTGTATCTATTAATAATACATCACCACTTACAGCAGTATAAGCTGTAATAGAAGATGAATTAATTGCTAAATGTCCTTCTTGTCTTAAGGCTAAAACTGTATTTGTACCGTCTGATCTTACTATTAATGTTGATCCTACAGGTACTGGAACCGGACTCGATGATCCAGCTGTTTTAATATTTAATGTGTATTTATTTGCTGTAGTTCTATCTGTTGCGTCTTCTATAATATAAACTCTAGTTGCAGCACCGCCTGTTGTAGAGGCAGGTATGATTAAACTATTATTACCAGCCATTGTGCCAGTAAGTTTTAAATATATATTCTTACCATTCGCGGTCGCCGATCCGTCAGCTAAACTTAATGTAACATCGGCCCCCGATGTCATAGGTACTTCTACATAACCGGATGCTGCAGCTTGTAATATTTGTAAATTAGTATTAGTAATTGCACCCCATAAACCAGCTTTTTCACCGGTTGCTACTAATTCTAATGATAAATCTGTTGAGTAAGTTGATGCCATATTAATAAGGTTTTATTGGTGTCCACACCATTGTTGCTCCTGGTATAATTTCATTCCAAGTTATAACTCCTGCGTTTCCTGTTGCTAGTGTTAATGGAACTTTAAGGTTCGTTACATTAGCTGTACCTGTTATTGTAACAGTTCCAGTCTTAATAGTCAACGCGTTCTTAACTGCTGTTACATTAGCTGTACCTGAAACAGTAACATTTCCAGTGCCTAAAACTAAAGGAACTTTTAATCCTGTAATATTAGCTGTTCCAGAAAGAATAACAGTTCCAGTACCTAATGTTAATTTAGTTGGATCTGGGTCTTCTGTAATTGCAGTTGCTGCAATATTAATTGGTCCTATAGTTGCAGTTAATCTATTTTTTTGAACTATTACTGTAACGTTACCATCAGTAGTTAATGATGATATGGGTGTTTCGGCAAATGAAGCTGTTCCGAAGAGCATGGTCTATGCTCCCGTTAATGCTTTTATCTCATCATCATCAAGACCAAGATCTTTTAATTTTTGTTTGCCAGATGCTTTTTTATCTATTGCTGCTTGTTCAGCATCTTTTATTTCTTGTATCTTTGCATTAACTTCTGCTTCTGTTGGTATAATAGCTGTTTCATCATTTAATTTTATATACTTATGTTGCATACGATCTTTGTTAGGAATTTTATTTCCATTATCATCATGGGTTTTAAAACCATACCATTGAATTTTACCTACATTAAACATTCCTAAAGCATCTTGAAAATAATCTCTATTCATTCTATGTATCTCCTAATCTTATAAATGTTACACATGTTTGACTGTCATTTGTGCTACCATAAATTGATGTTGATCCTTCAAATTCATAACCCATTTGTACTTTATGAGTTGATGTATTAGTTACGTCAAAAATAAAAATTGCTGTTGTTTCAAAATCCCAAAGATTTCCACTTCCACTACTTGCACCTCTTGCTGCTATAGCAACACTTGATCCACCATCTGTTGATGTATAAAGGTTTCCATTCGAATATCTATTATTACCAGTAGTTGTACTTTTTCCATTTATTTTATACATTATAAGATAAATACCTGTTGTTGGAAAAGTAAATACACCACTACTTTGTGACATTGCGGAACCTATTGTTCCATAACCACTAGGCGCATCAGTTCTTTCCCAATTTGATGAAATTTTATTTGATATTCCAGAAAGTCCAGTAATTGATGCTGTTATTCTCCATTGATCTGCCATTGTAATACCAGCTGCTGCTGCAAAAGTTGGAGGTGCACCTGCGCCAGCAGAAGTTAATACTTGTCCTGCAGTTCCTGTTGCAACTGCTGCTGGATTACCAGAAGCATCATAAGTAATTAAATTACCATCCGTACCAGGAGCCATCTTTGCTAAAGTTACTGCATCATCAGTTACTGCGGGTGTTATAATTCTAGTTATCGCCATAATTTATCCTATCAACGCTTTAATTTCTGCGTCGTCCAATCCTAAATCTTTTAGCTTCTGTTTACCAGAGGCTTTTTTATCTATTGCTGCTTGTGCTTCTGCATCTAATTCATTTTGTGCTTGTGTTAATTTAGCTTCTATATCGGATTTAGAAATAGCACTTGCCCCATCTTCCCAAGTAATACTATCTAAATCATTTCCAGAAA